TTATGTGTATTACGCACCGTACTAATGAAAACTATGACGTCCTTCACCGGGCGTCTTTTTATATACAAAAATTTATGAAAGTGAGGGAATAACAATGAGAGATATTTGGAACATTGTTCAGATGATATTTGCGGCTGTGGGTGGATGGTTGGGTTATTTTTTGGGAGGTTATGATGGATTTTTATATGCCCTGATTGCCTTCGTGGTGATCGACTATTTACTAGGAGTTATGTGTGCAGTCCTGGAAAAACATCTATCCAGTGATGTAGGTGCTCGGGGCATTTTTAAGAAAGTGGTAATTTTCTCCCTAGTAGGTGTGGCACACAT